TTTGAAGAATAATTATAAAAATGGAGGTAATTTATGAAAAGTTATGGAACTCTTGTAGGAGAACTGCCGACTGGTATTGAATTTGTAGTTGAAGGTGCGTTGCTACGCATTTACTTCGACTTTGAGAGAAGAGAAGCTGTTCAAAAGGCCGGTTCGGAAGATGTGGTGGTTGAAGACCAGTATGTCTGTGAAAACGTGGATGTTGAAGGGGAACATGATTATGACAGTATTGTAAGTGCCATTATCATGGAACGTTATGATGCGAATAAACGTGATGCCATTTTCGCCAACTTGGAAATGGCACGTGATATGGCTTCGGAACTTGACGAAGGTAAGCGTGCCGAATATCTGAAAGAATACACTGATTATCAGAGTTATCGTATCAAGGCTAAGGAGATCGCAAAAGAAGTATTAGCAAAATTGAAGTAATCCGGTATGGAGGCGCAAGGGCATATATTAATACGAAGAAAGGCCAAAAATGGAATTGACGGTACTAATGGGGAACCGGGGAAAAACGGGCTGCAAGGCTGTATTCTCCGGCAATCCGAATGGGCTAAAGGCATAGAGTATCGCAATGACGAGGCTTTGACTTCCGGTACCCGGTACTTGGATATTGCAATTGTGACTACCGGTGCTAATACGTTTAATGCGTATAAATGTCTGAAAACTCATACGTCCAGTGATTCCATTCCGGTGACAAATACAACTTATTGGCAGAAGTTTAATTCTTTGGTGCCAGTGTACACTCCGCTTATCATGGCTCAAAATGCTATTCTACGGTTCATGCAGGGTAATCAGCTTTTGATAATGAAGGGCGATAATAAAACGGTTGCAGCAGGTCTTGTTGGTGGTGACTATCCGTTATGGGTTGGAGCTACAACACCGACTGATGCGCCATATAAGGTGAGTATAGCAGGGAAACTCTATGCGGCTGGTGCGGTTATTTCAGGTGACAGCACTTTTGAAGGTACATTGAAAGGTGTATCAGGCTCTTTTACAAGGTTGAATTGCGTGAATGCTGCTGGTGATGCGGTTGGAGGAATCAGCTTTGGAAGTGATGGAAGAATGTGGTTTGATGGTGATATGTATCATCAAGGTACTAAGGATAACCGGTCATTACGTTTCTACACTTCTGACTTATGGTGTAGAGGCGTGTTTGGCGCAAGGGAAAGAAGCATTATGGTAGTTTACGGCTCCTATGCCTATGTGTACACAAAAGGTGCTGATAAAACCGGTACTTATATACCTTTGACTTCCGGGACTTCCTCTGCTAACGAAACTTATTATACAGTTCCTTGCTATTCGCCAAGATACGATTATAACGGTGAAACTTCGGGTTTTCCAGTTGATACGGTTATATTTAGAATAACATCGAATGTAACCTACCGTTATCTTTTGAGTCTTGCCGTCACCCAAAGGATATTCGTGGTTAATGCAAATGACAATTATAATAATGTTCAGATATATGCGAATGGAACAAAGCAAACATTGAATGGCGGTTCCATGCACCATTGTATGCAGTTGGTGGATTTTATGTATCCGTCACCGAACTCTGACTGGTTGGGAAGAGGACTGATGTTCGGTGCTTCAAATGATAATGATTGGAAGTGATTATGAAAAGGATAAATTTTGAAAGAATTGAGATATTTGTTGATATTGATAAGACGAGATGTTCCGTTGAGAACTACAAGAAGGATTTTGCCAATATCATTTATCAACTTGGCAGGGGAATAGAGGCTCATGCCCTCGCATTTAAAATATTCAACTCCAATGGAGAAATTGAGTATAACGATGAAGAGTGTAATATGATTAAGGAATACGCAAGTTTATGTTCCCCAGCCTTTATTGATGCTATCAACAAATTACTATTGGAATAAAAATAATAAACGCAAACACAAAAGGATATGAACGACATTATTGAAACATTCATTCACGACCATTTGTTTTTACATTTGGTTTTGATAGCGGTAAGTATGACAGCTATCATAATCGCAATGGGGATAGATTTTATTTCGGGGATTCAGAAGGCCAAACAGCGTGGGGAACTTCGTTCCTCGAAGAAGTACAAAATGACAGCGACAAAAGCGAAGAAATATTTTAATCCGTTTCTGACACTGGTTATGATTGACCTTATATGTTGCATCGTCATTCCATTTCCAGTATTCGCTATGTTATGGGCGGTTTATTGCGTTTTCTGTGAGTTCAAATCGGTACGTGAGAAATCATGGGAAAAGGCCGAGCTTCGGAAAGCGGAAAAGACCATGAGTATAATCATTGAGAATAAGGACGATATAGCACGACTGGCCGCACAAATATTGTTTGAAACACAAAAAGAAAAGGAGGATAAAAATGACACGGGGACTACGGAATAATAATCCGTTAAATATACGGAGAAATAATACGAAATGGCAGGGGTTGTCTGCAACACAGACAGATAAAAGTTTCTTTCAGTTTAAAACTATGGCATACGGTTATCGTGCTGCTTTTAAAACTCTTCAAACTTATATTCTTAATAAGTATGATACTGACAAAGACGGCACGGCCAATGAACTTGAAGATGTTATTATGCGATGGGCACCGCCATGTGAGAACAATACTGAAGTGTATATTGCCACAGTCGAAAAGCGTTCAGGCATATCTCGTCATACAATTCTGAACAGAAACAACCGGGAACAACTTATTGCGGTGGTGGCTGCAATGAGTTATGTTGAGAATGGTGTTCCTGCAAACATGGATGAGGTAAGGAAAGGTTGGGAGTTGATATAGGAAACAAACATATAAACACATAGAAGATATGGCAAACTTGAATTTTACTCTTAAAGAAGAGGATTGGTACGAAAGCCAACCTATACAGTTATCTACTGGGAAATTTGCTATTAGCATCAATTTTGGAGATGCAGCAAACAACAGAGTTGTTGTGTACAAAAGTTCTAATGGAAAGGATTATGTACCTTACAAAACAGCACTTGGGGTTGGAGAGTTCTGTGATATGAATGTCGACGGGTTGATAGCCGGACAATATGTTATGGTAGGATGTAATGAACTTCCTATTTCATCTTCATTTTTGGAAAGTTCTGATGGTAGCAGCAGTGCGAGCAAATCGGATATTTTAGCAGAAAGCGGACGTGCTCAACTGGCAGAGTCCCAACTGGAACAGTCCATAAATGCGGTGAAGACCGCTTTGGATGAATTGGTTGGTACTGTTGATGCGACTACGGCCATTGACACCTTCAATGAAATTGAAACCTTCCTTGCAGGAGTAACCAATGAAAAAACTCTGACTGGAATGTTGGCTGTTACTGATGGAAAGGCCGTGACCGCACAAACAACGGCTGATGCTGCAAAAAGTACAGCTCAAACAGCTCTTAGCAAAGCCACTGCCAATGAAACAAAACTTAATACAATACCTGAAATGCCGGAGAATGACGGTAAGATATATGGTTTCTGTAATGGTGCATGGGTAGTTATTGCGGAAGTTGGTAAAAATGTATATACAGATTGATTATGAGATTGAAGATAGGTATAGGAGTAATCTTTGTGTTACTCCTTGCGGCAACCTTTTTGATGTACCGGTTGTGGCAGGAAGAGAAGAAGGAAAGTGCCCGACTTTCAGATAATATGAAAAGTCTCTGTACTGGGCTTGAAGAATATAAGATTAGGGATAGTCTAAATGTGGTTGAAAACCATGTTTTACGGCTTAACATAGAAGAATTGAAAGAGCTGCGGAGTGCGGATGCAAAACTAATAAAAGAATTGAATCTGCGTCCAAAAGAAGTCGAATATATCACAACCACAAAAGTTGTCACTAAAGACAGTATTGTATTTGTTCTGAAAGACAGCTGTTTCAATTATTCAGATAAATGGGTGGATTTTTATGCAAATATTCCTGACAGCACATTTACTTATGAAGTGAGAGACAGTCTTTCAAGTACGATAAGCCGGATATATAAACACAGGTTCCTATGGTGGAGATGGGGGGGGACAAAGGGGTATAAACAAACGATAGTCAATCATAACCCACGAAGCAAAATCGTTTATAATGAAATTGTAAAGGTGGAACATTAATTAATAAGAAGGGAGCCGAAATGCTCCCTTCTCCTTTTTCTTTAGAAAGGCAAATCGTCTTTTTGTTCCCCAAAATCCACTGGCGGTTGAGGTATGGCAGTTTGTACGGGTGCCGCGGTGGATGATGCCCCCTGATAATAAGTTTGGGGCTGTTGCGCTGCGGTAGGCTGTCCTGGATTACGGAGTGTTGCTTTCCAGCAAGTAATGGAGTTAAACCATTTTCCTTGCCATTCATTCGCATTAATATCTATTTCAATATCAACGTCTTGCCCGACTGCTAATCCAAAATTCTGAATATTGCTATTCATTACTGAAAAAGCGACTTTTTTAGGGTATTGGCCGGGAATTTCCAAAACGAAATCTTGTCTTTGCCAGTTGTTACCATTTTTTGAGACACCCGATTGTATCGGTTGTGCCACAATAATTTTTCCTTCTAATTTCATTGTTCGCTTATAAATAGTTAAACACTATATGCCCGGCCTTTTCAAGTTTACGGGCATAATCTAACATTCTTTCTTTAGTGCTGAAACTTTCATCATTCCACCAAATGCCAAATCTTTTAATCTGACACTGATAGCGTTTGTCTCCTAATAGATTCTCGGATATTCCTATACGATATTTTGCCATTTTTATTCATCATCCCCAGCCGGATTTAACTTGTCTGACTCATTGATTGCGCGGCTGATAATATCACAATCAGTAAGTTTTCGTTGTATGATAGCCATCCCCCTTTTGCAATTATCACTTTGATTGAGGTCACAATACCCTCCCTTATATAAAATATCAGAAAGTTCGTCCAATACTTTAAGTGTGTCAGTGAGCCGGAGATATGTTATTCCGGTTACTTCTTTGTTGTATGGACGGACTTCTTCTATCCGTTTGTCAAGGGATAGACAAGCAAGCTCTGCCATACATCTTGTAAGTTCTACTTTGGCAAGTAAGGCACTGTTTTCAATCCGGCATTTGTCAAATTCCAGTTTAATGGAGTATTCCATTTTAAGCAGATCAGGTTGTACTTCATCTGCAATATACTGGTTAGCATCAGCCATGAAAAAAGCCCGGTGTCCAGCTATTTTATTGATTTTCTTTTCATATTGAAGCATCAACTGTTCCAGTTTATTTCCTTGCTGCTTTACGCGGAAACGACAAAGCCTTGATTTACGTAATTCACTTAACATTTCTACAATTAAGGAACAAACTATGTCATTGGTGAACAATATGTTATATATTGCTGCCAGTGTGATATTTTCAGCTTTTAACTTCTTGTCTTTTATATCACCTATTTTTCTTTCCATAAGTTCATGAAATCTTTATAGACACATGGTAGTGCAAAGATAAGGACAAACGTCTCAACAATCAACTTTATTAATTGTCCGGTTCCTATATCAATCCATTCTGTTTTTATTATAATTCATTTTGGCTTCAATGAGTGAATCAATGTCACATTTGAAATGATGTAGTGTACTTAGGGCAACAATGATTACATCTGCCAGTTCTTCTTCTACATCTAAATACTCTTTAATATGTGGAGATTTCTCACCCGTACACTCAAAGACTTCGGCAACTTCTTCAAGCAGATCGCGGTGAAGATTGTTGTTGCTATCATTGTCGGGATCAATCTTTCCACGTCTTACGGCACATTCATAAGCTTTCTGCGCGATCTCATTTAATTTTCCCATTATCAATATGTTTTATCCAGTTATTATCTTTCTCCAAAAACCATTGCCAGCCATTTTGGGGCTTGATTTTTCGTTTTATATACCGGCGAACTGTGGCATAATTCAGATTTAGCTTTTGGGCGGCTTGGGTTATTGAATCGAATCTATACCATTTGCCTTCGGGAGTGATTGCGATACACGCAAAGGCATGGGCGTTTCCATTAGACCAATATCTAT